GATTTATACCATTTGGCAGCCCATCCATTAGCATAAGCGGATGGATATACATCAAATTTTGCTCTTGCCTGGGATTTTGCTTTAGACCATAGAGAAGGATTGGTCGGAACATTTTTTTCCATAATATATTCTTCTCTTGGTTCATACATTGAAGTAAAACCACTCACTGTAGTTTTTACTGCAGACTTTGCAGTTTCACCAGCTTTCTTTAGACCCTTTTTCCATTCTGGTTCTCCTGGTTTTTTTGTATTAAACGGTTGTTTATTTGTTTCACCCGGAACGTTTTTAATAACATCCTGAACTCCTGTTTTAACTGTATCAACACCAGATTTTACTGTTTGTCCTGCTGCCTGAACTCCTGTTTTAACTGCTCCAATGCCAGATTTTACTGTTTGTCCTGCCTTTGCAACACCTTGTCCAATTCTTGATATTGCTGAAATTCCCCTTATAATTGGGGCAGCAAGTGCAATCATTTCATCAAGTTCTGTCTCTTCAGGGACACAGTTAGGAACTGTTCTTGTTCCTTTCTTCTTTAATCCAACTTGTTTATATCCTTTCCAACAAGCTTCCATAAACTCTTCTGCAGTTTTGACTGGATGTGATTGTCCAGCAAGTTTTAATAATTTGATTTTTAAATCTGGAGTTTTTGCTGACATTGCAGTATTTACTCTACGATCAAATTTTTGATATTCTTGCTCCGATTGCTCATCAATTTTGTTCGATGACATGATTGGTTTTCCTCCTTTTCCTGAACGGTCTGCTACTGGATCTTCTTTACGTTTTCTTTTGACTGCTGTAGCAATCTCATTTTTACCCATTTGAGATGCTTTTTCTTTAGACAAACATTTTGGTTTTGGTTCACCAGGTTCACGAGCACATTTACCAATTCTTTCACCTTTTGTATTATATTTATCCCATCCACCACCACCTACTCCACCCTCACCACCCGTTCCAAACCACTTTCTCAAATCTTCTTTAACTGAGTATGCTGCAGCAGCATCCATATTATGATCAGTGTCAGTAATCTTTGCTTGAATCCAAGCAGGAATATCTTTTTCTTTCTTGCCAAGTTTTAATTTTAGTTTTTTAGCATTGGCAATAGCATTGTCAAGTTGACTACTCGCCATTGAAACTTCGTGATCCTTCACAATAAAAACTAAGTATTACTTATCATTATTTAGAAACCCTTGCTTTAACATCTTTTGAAGATCTGCAGTTGATCCAATAAAGAGTGCATTATTAACTGTTTTTGGACCATTACTTTGTGGTTTTTCAATATCTTTCATTTTCTTTTGAAGTTCAAGCAACTTGTCCGTTACGTCACCAACAGACTTGATCAATTGTCCTGCAACTTCAAATGCCCTTGGGTGTTGACTATCTTGAGCTAGTTCAAGTATTCCATTAACTGCTTCTTGACCTTTTTCAATAAGAGTATATAATTGTTTTCTACTATATTCATAATCTTTTTGCGGATCATCAGGAGTTTCTACTGGTGGTTTTTCTTTGACAGTCTCCACCATCTCCGCTTTTATGTCAAGCGCCTTATCAATAGCATTGAAAGATTTTTCCATAAATTATACATCGTTTCCTTGACTTGAACTAAATGACTTAAAATCTTGGAAGAATGTTCTAGTTTCATTAAAACCAAAGTCATCATCAATATCAATCAAAGCGTCATCATCAATTGTAATGCGATCAACTTTATCACCAATGTAATGTTCTTGAATTGATGAACCATATTGTCCTCTGGATACAATAATGTTTGTTCCATCAATCTCTTCAATTCGCATTACCTCTTCATTGACTTGAATATATTTTTTAACTTCTAATGAAGCAGAACTTGTAACCTTCATTAATGTCTTAGAAGTTTCTAGTGTTGCTGTCAATGCAGTTGTTTGATCATTAGTATAATCTTTTGTTGCAGCAGGAGTTGCAACATATCTAACTTCTCTTGGTGCTCTAATTGCAGAAGCATAATCAATCTGAACTCGTTTGATGATACCACCACTTTCGTCAGTTGGTAATTCGCTATAGAAATATGTCTTTGCAGTAAAATCTAAATCATACTGAATAAATCTTCTTTTATCAAAAGATCCTTCATATTCATCTCTAAATGAAATATTATTTAATGTAAATGGAATATCTCTTACTTCGTTAATTTCATCAATTAGTTTTACTGAAACTGAAAATGATGGTTGAAAGAATGGTAGAATTTGTTCTAAAATTTGTAAAGCATCATCTTGCAATTTAGATGCAAAACTCAACCTAAATCCAATATCATATGGAACAGGCATGAATACTTTTTTAATTTTATTATTCTCTACTCCACAAAATTTTGTTATTGGAGATGCCTTTCTAGACGGATCATAACGATATGATATAATTTCAAATGCCAATCTTGGTAATGTAATAGCAACAGTTCTATCAAAGTTTGGTTGCTGTTCAACTCTTGCTAAGAATTTTTGAATTGGTCCATAAGCAATTGGAACTTTGATAATACTTAGCGTTTGATCTGTGTCATCTGCTTTGTGTTTAATTTCAATATTATTAAACAGTGTTCCAAAAGCAATAACTGTCTTTTTAATAATTTCGTGATAAAAATATGCTCCTAACATTTATTATATCTCACCAAATGGATTGTTTTCAGAGAAATCAAGAATTGTACTTGCTGCGGATTGAATTTCTTGATTTTGCTCAAATGGATCGTCATCATCATAGTTGATTGTATTTAGGATGTACGCAACACTACCAAATGTAGTTCCTGCACCAATGATCATTTCACCTGGAGCAAATTTACCAGTCAAACTACGTGCTCTCATTGTTAGAGTTGGTTTATCCCAAGATGCTGCAATTGCAGTTGTACCAGTAGAAACTCCCCTTATAATATCTCCAAACATATATGTTCCCACACCAATAGTTCCTGCAGCAGATACTGTAATTGTGGGTACTTGCGTATATCCATAACCCGCATTAATAATTCTGATTGCTGATAGATTATTTTGCGTATTAAGAACTGCAGTTCCAATAGCGGTAACTCCACCAGAAGGTGCATTAGTAAATGTAATTGTTGGTGGTAAGACATAGTTTTGACCACTAGTAGTTATTGTTACGACGCCAACAGAACCAGTCGTTCCAATTCCAACCACCGCAATAGCGCCAGTGCCATTTCCATCTGTAGAAATAATTTGAACTTTTGGTATTGTTGTATATCCATATCCAGTATTTGTAACATAAATCGCTTGTAGTGATCTTGTACCACTACTATTTTCTGTAGTAATTGCAACTGCTTGCGCTGTTCTACCTATACCTGGAGGAGCAATTCTAACTGTAGGATCTGCAGTATATCCTGTTCCTTCATTAAGAATAGTAATTGTATGAACGCCACCATTAACTAGAGATGTAAATGCAGCAGCAGTTGATCCAATACCAACAAAAGTAAGAATTGCATTATATCCAAACGATCCAAATTCATCATCAATTTCAGTAATTTGAGTATCTATAATTTCATCTTCATATTCAAATGCTTCACACTTCAAAAGGTATGTGTAATTTTTTTGTAATTGAAAAAATGCTGGTTGATCATTATCAACAAATTTGATTTCAAAAAGAGTATCTGATAATGGGAAGTATAATAAATCTCCTTCTAATGGTCTAGATGGATTATTTGGTAAATTAGTTACATTTTCTAGCAATGGAGTAATGCTATCTTCAAACCTTCTTTGTGAAATAACAATTTGCATTTCTGCAGTTGTTCTAACACCAAATTTTGTTAAAATGCTTCCAGGATCACCAAATCCTTCATAACTCTGAACATATCCTTCAATAGGAAAAGATTTATTAAACTTTGAAGTCGAAACTTCACGCATTATAGATTTGGTATTTACAAAAATTCTTGGTAAGTAAATAAATTCAATACCATGAATTTTGATGTGCTCATCCATCAACTCTTGCACAAGAGTTTGTTCTGATTTAGTTCCTTGCGTAAAAAATGGATTAAGCATTATCCGATCATATCTAATGGAGGAAGTTCATAATCATAAGTCATTCTTTCTTCAA